GTCTAAGAAAGCATCCCTTGACTTATAGGGATACTCGTATTTTTTGACTACCTCAATCAAGGAACTTGTGTTCGTGGATTACTTTAACGGGCTGGTCTGCATCACCTGTGTGTTCTGTCCTAGCCAGCTTTGGTACATGGTACTCAGCGACTTGCATAAAGCAATCAAAGGCTACCTTTGGCCCTAGCTTCTCGTTCATAGCGATCTCGTCAAGCCATTCTTGTAACTTATGGCTGTTACCATCCACGAACTTAGCGATAGCCTCTCTAGCGAGGGCTGTTGACTTGTTAGGGCTACCAGCAGGTCTACCTGCTCCCTTAATATTCTTTAATTGTTTATTCTCCATACCTTATCCAAGTAGTTGATTAAGATAGGTTAATTGTATCGTTATTTAATGCGTTTAACAACCTGTGGTTCAAAGCTAATAATACCTTGAGGTGTAATGATGCCTTCATATCCTGCTTGATTGCTTATACGCTCTAATGCGTTTGTAGCGGCATTTTGATCGACTATGCCTTGATACTGGTTGTAATTGCGGGATAGCTGATTAAGTCTGTCGGGATCAGCGGCCACATCGTATAGGTTTGTCATGTCTGCGCTATATTGGTTTGGTCCTAATCCTACTTCCCGTGTATTAGGATTACTGTAAAAATAGGTTCTATTGCGTAATGCGTCTGCCATTTTCAGTCTTGTATCCTCTGCGCCTTTAATGCCTGTACCGTATTTTGTGGGGTCGGTACGGGTTAGGTCTGTTAGATTGCTAAAATGATACCCTGTAGCAGCCGTTGGGTTATTAGGCGTAATGTACGGTTTAAGGTAATCAGGTACTCCACCAGCGTAATTCACATCTATCATTTCAGGTGGTAAAAGGAATGCTTTTTGCTGGGCATATTGGGTTTGTGCGCCCAATTCAGCAAGTTTGGCATCTACGGCCGATGTATCTTGACCTGTTCGAGCTAAACGCTCCTGTTGTAACTTTAATGGAATCATTTGCGCTTGTAGGTCAGCATTGATGCCTGAGTAGTTTACAAAACTGTTTTGCCCCCGTGTTTCAGTAGCGGCCGCCATTTTAGCTAATGGACTGTAAAGCTGGCTATGAGAACCAAACGCTAATTCTTCACCTTTAGGACCAAAACTTGCTCCAGTAGGCCCATGCCCGTAGTAATCATGTACTGCACGGAATACTTGATTTTCATTTAAACCTGTATATGGGTCAATTTTATTAAGTAATTCGTGAGGACTGCCACCAGCGTAGGTATACATATGCTTGTTTATTAAAGCATCTTCTAACATTTGGGGCGATCCAGCATAATTCAAATTGCCTTTATGGTATGACAGGTTCATGCCTTGATTCATCATACGATCTAATTGCTGAGCGTTTTCTTTTGCTAATTGTTCATAGCTGGCTGGTATTAGTTCGTTGTAATTTGTAGCACCTGATTTGCGGATAGCTTCAGGGTAATTGCGTAAATATTGAGCAAACATTTTGGCTTGCAATGTTGGCTCTATACCCTTAACCATTTCTTCGTAGGTCTTAGCTATGGGAAATTGTTTCTGTAACGATGAGGGCGGCATAGCCCTTACCGCTTCCAAATTAAAATTAGGGTTTATTTGTCGTGCAGAAAGTACCGCTGGGTTTACTTCAGGATTTGCAAGGATTTTATCTAACGATGAGGTAATATCTCGTCTGAGATTGGGTATTTCAAGGTTTCCTTGTACTGCTCTAAGGTCATTGGCTGTAAGCCGTGACGGATCAAGGTCTGATTTATGTAATCCAACCCTTCTAATATCTCCTGTGTCGAAAAATCCTTTTCCAACATTTTTATCCTTTGACGCTTTTGGCGTTTTATTAATTGCGGCTATGGGTAATAGCGATGCGGCAATACCAATCGGTTCTCCCGATTCGTAACCCTCACTATACATTAAGTTAAGCGGATTTAACACCCCACCTTCATACGGGTTTTTTGATGGTACACCTACAGCACCAGCGGCAAAACCTGTTTCTTTTGGTAGTTTGTTTACACCTAATAATTCTGTAAAGGCTTGTGGGTTTGTAATGAAACGCTGTGCTTCAGATGGTAGATTAATTAAATAATCTGCCTTTTGTCTCAAAAGGTCAGCCAGCGTAGCCATTTACTTTACTTCTTTATCTAAGTCTTTAAGTTTGTTAGATAGCATCTTCCTACGGGCAATGCGTTCTGCTTGTTGCTTCTCTAGTGTAGATTGATGTTCAGGGCGTAGCATTGCATCTTCTTTCTTGTACTTGCGGCTCATGTGTTCCATTACATATCCTTCATCTTTTCACGGATCATATCTTTTCTGCTCTGCGGTTTAGCAGTCTTAGCAGATTCTTTAAAATCCTGCGCTGTTGGGGCATCTTTGCTACCAACCTTGTTCATTTTTTCACCTGATCCCGCCTTGATCCTAGCCCTCTTGCGGTGAATATTGGCATATAGTCCGTCTTTCATTAGCATTTCCACCTTGCTCTAGCCGCCTTACCACGCTCACCTGTCCAGCCTTTTGACCTTGCACAAAAACTATCGTGCCTTGGGCCACTGGCTTGTGGTGCTTGTAGATTAGCGTTGTTTTTACGATTGTATGCCGCCCTACCTTTAGCGGTCATCCCTGCGCCCTGCTCTGTAGGCAGGTAATTCTTATCCTTGCCCGTTGTTGTCTTAGGAATGGGTTTATCGTGCTTTTCTACTGCGGCACGAATGTCATCCCTACGACTCATGCCTTTTCCTCAATGTATTTAGCGTAGGCATCCTCTAGCTTTGCCTTACGGCTACCTTTGGCGTTCTCACGCTCAACGCTTAAAGCAATGGCTACGGCTTGTTTCTTAGGCTTACCAGCTTTGATTTCGGCTTTAATGTTCTTGCCGACTGATTTTGCGCTACCTGATTTATCTAATGGCATGATTAAGCCTTAAATTTAAGTAAATAAATGGTGGTGTCGATCTCTTGGGCGATATTGTCGATCAATTGAACGATCTCAGAATCCATTGGCAGGTCTGATCGTGCATCTTTTACAAACCGTTGTAAGGATTGCATATAAGCCAATGGCTCTTTAGGCATATGGTATGTGGCTGGAAAGTCAGTAATTTGACCGTAAATGCCAAAATAGGTTTCGGCTAGATCATCGGTTAAATCAATAATTTTGTCGTAAAAACCGCCCAATGCCTTGTGTTTAGCATAAGACTTGGTAGCCCAATGGAAAAAATGGGCGTTTGTACCCGAGTGCAGCATGGTTGCAAGAAACAACGCCATTGACTTTTCCATAAAAATCCTTATGTTATGGGTGTAGTTTCCTCTATTTTATCAATAACTACAAGACAACCGCCACCTTTTTTTATTGCGCCACGCTGTACCATCAACACATCAATTTGCTCATCGTTATCAAATACGCCAGCATCCGCTAGGGCATCCCAAAGGGCTTTGATACGGTTATCAATGTCTTGCTTGCGTCTATCTTTAGGGTATAAGGTTACTTGCATTTCTAAGCGGGCTGTGCCTAACTTGGGAACTTTGTACTCCACCACATAATCGCTGACTTGGGCTTTAAACTCCTTGCCTGCCTTGCTTACGAATCGCCTGTGTCCATGACTCCCCCAGTAGTGATTGACGGAAGGGGGAAGGGGTAGGGTTAGTATCAACATTAAGGGAGTTTAACAAGTCCACGGTGTCTTGGGTCATTTGTTCAAAACTTGGTATATAAAAACCCCGACTCGAATAAGAGGGCAATCGTTTTTCGGTGCGCTTCTTCCCACCGTTCCACTCTCTCTGTTTTGCTAAGTGTTGCACCTTGGTCGATTTCTGTGTGACAGGTGTAGCAGAGTGATGCAATTCTGTAATCGTGTGCTTTGAGTCCACGGCCTTTTCCATCCCTTAGTTGATTTGAGTGTGCGGCAACCACTGTGCCATCTGTAGCCCCGCAATGGGTGCAGGGAAATCGCCTAACAATCTCTAATAGGCTTTTATTGCGATACATTGGCATGATCCACGCTGTATTGTTCTAGCTTTTCAGCGGATTCAGCAATGTCTACAGCAATCTCCATCATCTGTATGGCGTTATTGCTTTTTAGAGCATCGTCATAGTGACGGACTAGGGTTCTAAGAACCTGAAACTCGTTAAGTAATTCAATCATTTTAATATCCGATCTTGGTTACGGTTAGATACTTCTAGGGTCTGCCATGTAGCGTGGCGCAGTCTTGCGGCTTCTAGTTCCCACTTTAGCTTCTCAGCGTTCTCGGTCGCTACTCCGATAGCTTTGCATAAGTCTTGGTAGTCTTGGCTGGCGTATGCTTCCCGTTCCTGCGCCCCAATGGTCTGCTCACCTGACTTCTGCATCATTATTGCTTTTAGACTGCTTTTAAAGGTTTCTAACTGGGCTAACTCACCCTTGGCAGATGCGTACTTACCAGCGTTCTCAAGAATAAAGTCTATACATTTATTGGGGTCAATATCTCTCATTTTGTTTGCATCCATAGTCCAATAGACCCTATGGAATAACCTAAAAAGGCTACTCCAAGGCCCATATTTGTTTTAATAAAACAGTCAATTGCCGTAAAAAAATATATAACACCTACTGTTGCTACTAACCATGAACTCATGTTTTGCCTAACCTTTTTTTTATTAATTCTTTCATGCGTTCTTCATCTTTAGGGTACTGCTTTAATAAGCGTACAACCTCATTCCAGCCACGCCTTTTGGCTACACCGATATACCATTCGACTAGGTAGTTATCGGGAATGTGTTTCACATTTGTTCCTCAATCTGCTTAATCTTTTGGCTAATCCTAGCCCGCCATTGTTGCCAGCCTTCGCCCTGATAAGCGGGGCAGTTTATTTCCTGCGCTTTACGCATGGTCAGTTCCTCAGTGGAGTACCACGGTAATTCGGGTTTTTTGTTGGGTTCTAGGTCAATCTCGTCAGTCCAGCGTTCAGCGTTTAAAAACGAGGCAGGGTACGGGATGTAGTCTTTTTGGGTTTGCTTGATCTTCCAGTATTTAAGGTAGTTAGGCATGGCTTCTAGGCATTCTTTTTGCTGGATAGGGGTTAGCCTGTTCCATGCCCGTTCAGCGTCTTTACGAGCCATTTTGCGAGGATAAAGGGAGTAGAAGTCTTGGAAGGTCATAGTGCGTCAAAGTTATAGAACCATTCGTCTTTAGCACTCCACTTAGCGTGGTTCTCAACGCTGTAGACCTCGGTAGGTATCTTAAAGTCGGGGGTCTTTAATACAGCAGGTACTAACGATACATCGTACCAAAGGCAACGATTATTGGGTTGGCAGGCAAACTGCCCGTTATCTAAACGGATAAAATTATACGACTTATGTTCCTCAACCCCCTCGCTAAAACTAGTGTCTAGGCGGTTAGCTTCAGGGCTGGCAAAGTCAATGGTGAACAGGTAATTACCAAAGTGAAACTGTTTATCCTTACCAAAGAACTTGACCTTTAGCCCCCGTAAATTAGACTTCTCAATCACCGCCATATCGTAAGATAGGCAGTCCCATATCTGTAGGTGGTCTAGGGGTAGCGGGGTTTCTACGGGCTTCCACACATACGCATGGATTGGCAGTTTGTCGTACAACGCCCCGTAATTTGTGAGCATAGACTCTATACGAAACGCCTGACCCTTAATAGCCTTAGCAGTCATCCAAACACAGGGTTCTAGTTCTCCCTGTCCTTGCTCGTGGTTATAAAGAAACTCCCTGCAAACAAAGCATTTAACGGGGGGTATGTTAGCAACTAAAAAGGTCATTTATCCATCCAGTAATAAAGAAATGCGGCAATTATCATTACTGCTGAAAAGATGATAAATGTCGCTATTGCAAACACGGTCATTATGGTTTCGATCATATAAAGTAGCCCCCGTAGGGGCTTTTTAATTATCTGTCGTATTTGTTTGTGTAATCAAAACGGTCTGATTGGCGTTGATCTTCTTCATAAATCAAACGGGCGTGTTCTGCGCTTTTAGCTTGGTAATCAGCACAAATTGGAAACTCATCGCCATTAGCTAATACGCCAATCCAAGCACCGCCAACAGTAGCTTTGATGCGTGGATTATAGCGTTCTTCTTGTTTGTAGATTTCGACTAATTTCATTTTATTGCTCCTTTTTCTATCTCACTCGTTATTGAGTACTTGTAGTTTATTAAGGTAGCTTAACCATGTCAACAGTTATTTTATAGGGATTTACCCTAAGTGTTGTTTTTTTAATACGAGATTGCTAGATTTTGAGGACACACCTATCCCTACTATGAGGAATAGGTGTTATTTACGATCTTGCTGAGTTTGTCGGTTCATATTGCTTCGATGTCTTTGTCGTGCCTAGGTCTGTCTTTATCACATCATCGGTCTATCCGTACAGTACGGTTCTCTTAGGTAGCCAAGCAATACAGCTAAATGAGGCGCAATTGCGCTAGTGGTTTCTAGGGGTATTTACAGCCTTTACCGTAGCAACACCAATGAGTACGGGCTAGGCAGAAATAGAAAAACCCCTTAAGGTTGCTCTAAGTTGATACCGCTTAATAAAGCACTCCACAGGCTTTACTAAACGCTCAAAGCAACCCTAAAGGGTCTTGTGTGGAGTTCAACAGCGCAGGTATCAATCTGCCCCCACAGTATACATCAATCTAACTCAGGCCAAATTAATTTATAAGTTTCAGGAAATAGGGTCTTTCGGTTTACTAGCCCGTGGCTTTGTTTCTCAAGGGTAGCGGCTAAGATCACCAGCTTATCGTAGGGTATATCCCCGTTTTGCCACATGGATACGGCAGGAACGCTGATATTTAGCAACTTAGCAACCTTGGTAGGGCCACCTAAAAGTTTGATGATGGCAATTGAATTTAATGGCATAAGGTATCTTAACATATTTCTTGCATTGTTTGTTAAGTTAAGTTAATATGGTGGTACAGCATATGCTGTGTTAATAGGAGAACTCAAATGAGTGAAATAGAATCGCAAACCAATGACTTACTACAGCTTCAAGGTGAACTTGAACGCATCTTTGATGTGCTAGAAGGCGGCACAGACTTATCTAAAGAACAAATCGATCTACTGCGCTATGGCTGTGGCTTTGCGCCAGTAAATCGTCAGCGTAATTTTTTACAGGGTGTATTTAACGATTTAAACCCATACGGGAGAACAATATGATTATTTCTGATACGCAAAAAGATTTTAAAATAGCCCCTGCTGGCTTGCATATGGCAAGGCTTTATTCCGTAATTGATTTAGGCCACCAAGCTACCGAGTGGGCTGGAGAAACCAAGATCATGCACAAGGTCGTTTTGACTTGGGAACTGCACGGGGATGATGATGCAGGGCTACCACTAAAAACAGACGATGGTAAGCCATTAATCGTAAGCAAACGATATACGGTCAGTTTAGGCGATCAGGCACGGTTACGCCAAGACTTAGAGGCGTGGTCAAACAAAAAGATGACCGCAGAAGATCGTAAGAACTTTGACCTTAAAGGCTTATTGGGTAAGTTTTGCATGGTTAATATCACGCACTCAGAGGATGGTAAGTACGCTAATATCTCAGGTATCAGCCCCGTACCGTCTGCCTTGCGTAACGCCCAGCCTGAAGGAATTAACCCTACAAAAATCTTTTGGATACAAAATTTTAAACAAGAAGAATACGATGCGCTACCTAAGTACTATAAGGAAAAGATAGCGGAGAGTAGTGAGTGGCGGGGTCAACAGGAGCGTGAAAAGAACGCACCCAAGATTCAAGATGATGATTTATCCGATATTCCCTTTTAAGGAAGAAAATGTTAATTAAGGAGAAGCTAAGTGAATCAGGTCATTGGTACAAGAAGGATGGTAGTCCTGCCTACACAACTATCGGCAAAACTGGGGAACGGGCAACAACGCTCCGTGACGCACGGAAACTCGGACTTTTGCCAAGTGTTACAACAATTAACGGAATGCTATCGAAAGCAGGGCTTGATACATGGAAACAGCAACAAGTCCTCTTAGCGGCCTTAACCCTGCCTAGACTGCCTGACGAACCCGAAAGTGACTGGTTGTCTAGGGTAATGCAGGATAGTAAAGCGCAGGGTCGAGAAGCGGCAGAACGGGGTACTGCAATCCACGCCATCATTCAAAGCTGGTTTGAGGGGGTCTATATGCCTGAAAAACCCCCGTACATTAATACCATCATAGAAACCCTAGAGAATGCCTTTGGAAGCCAGCTATGGCTCTCAGAGAAGTCTTTTGCTCATCCGCTAGGGTATGGTGGTAAATGCGATCTAATGGCTAGGGCGGGCTTTATAGTGGACTTTAAGACCAAGGATACCGACCTTGACAAAGTAGATGTTTACTTTGAGCATGAGATGCAGTTAGCCGCCTACCGTGAGGGTCTAGGAGTACCCAGCGCACGGTGCGCTATCGTCTTTGTCAATGCCCTGACCAATCAGGTCAAACTCAT